GGAGAATCAACTCGGCGTTTATGCTTGTGAGTTGTGCTTTTGCTCCCACTTCAACTGATCCAGGTGTTTTTTCTCGAACCTTCCATGCTCTGATGGAAAAGAACCAGACCACCCTTCCAATTTGAAGTTTGGAGCAGAAAGAATGCGGTTGGCTGTTTCACCACATTCACACCTAAAACTGGTTGACTCATAATCAGTCAGTCTTTCGGTTTTATGCCCGTTTGCACAGGCAAAATCAAACATTCTTTTCATTGAGTTCCTCGTATGCTCTCTCGCTTGCCTCTTTCAAGGTTTTCAGCCAAGTTAGTATAGAAAGTTCACCTTTTTTGAATTGTAGGCTTTGTTCATCAGAAATCACAGATATATTATTCAAGGATGCAATCATGGTGTCAATATCCTCTACCAAGTCTTTCCACCCATCACTTCCCATCATAGAGAAGCGACTTTCATAATATTTCTGGAGTTCTGGGGTCATGCGCCAATGCTTTCAGCTTGTGCCGCCACTTGTGCTTGATATGTCGCAATGACTGTTTCAGTCCAAGCCACATTGCAAATTGCAACAACATTGGTAGGGATGCCCGTCAGGTCTTGCCCTGGCGTGAGGCTGTTGCGGTGAAAGGCTTTACTGAGTTCATTGCCGTCCTCCATGATGCGAGTAGCTTCACGATAAAGAACGATGCCGTTCTCGGTAACGATGATTTGGTCAACAGTGGTTGATTTGGTGATTGACATGATTTTCTCCTTAAGCCGTGTGATAACAAATGGTTATTGTCACTGTGGTGGAACTTGTTAACCCAGTAGCATTTAATAAAGAAGATCCAGCCCCAGAGACAGATGAAATAATGTATGCGTTTGTGTCATTTGGATTTATAAATGCCGTAGGTGAACCAGAAAAAACAGTATTCTCTAATAAGATTGTTCCTAAACTAAAATAATTTGTTGCGTTTTGTGATGTAAAAGGCAATGACGCAACAACAATAGAGCCAGATAAAGTCCCAACTGTTGCTAAGTTAACTCTAGCCCAAACGCAAACAAAACTGCCAATTTTTCTGTATCGACCAACTTGTGCAGAATAAGTTGCAGTTCCTCCACCTGTCGCAGCTAAAATTGGAGTAAAAGTCCCCTCCTCATAATCATCTAGCGTGTTTCCGTCAGTTGATGCGTTTTGAGTTGCGGGGAATTTAATTTGACCCGATGATGCAGCAGAGATGTCAACAAGGCCAGTGACTGCGGTATTTGAGCCGATTGTCATTAAAGACGTTGCAAAATCGTACTGTAAATAACCTCGCTCTACAGTAGGGGCTGCTTGGTTTCTAAAATAAACTGTACTAGCCTCCGCCGCTCCCCCAAAAAGAGTTATTCCGGTATATCCCGTTGTTTGAAGAACAAGGTCATCGCCAGCAGTAGGCGCACCCGTGGTTGTGCCTTTAGATATCATCCCCGTAGCACTCAGCGTAGTAAACGCACCCGTACTTGGAGTAATTGCCCCCACAGTACCATTCATTACCGCACCCGTCAGCGTCTTATTGGTCAGCGTATCAGTCGTTGCCTTACCAACCAAAGTGTCAGTAGCCGCAGGAAGCGTTAAAGTGGTAGTACCAGCCACCGCAGTTGCCGTGACTGTAGTTGTCCCTGATGTGGTTCCAGCAAGAACAAGTGTTCCATTGCCTAGTGTTGATGTTGCCATGATTTACTTTCCTTTAAGGTGTTCCATTTGCAACTATGTCAGTTGCAGATGTAATGACTCCAGTTGAAGACATTGATGCAATAGTCGTGGCTCCATACTTGAACAACAACTTTCCACCACTTTCTTCAATCGTGAAGTTTGTAGTCAAGAGTTTAGGTGTAGATGCCGCAGTTCCAGTGGTGTTCTGGTTAAATGTTGGGAATGAGGTTAAAGATGCCGCTGATCCATTAGGAGCCAACACATCAGTGCCAATCACTAAACCAAGATTTGTCCTAGCCCCAGATGTAGTAGTTGCACCTGTGCCACCATTCAAAACCGCAACAGTACCCGTCACATTGGATGCTGTGCCTGTGGTGTTCTGGTTAAAAGTAGGAAAAGAGGTCAGGCTTGCAGCCGAGCCACTTGGAGACAGAACATCTGTTCCTATGACCAGACCCAGATTGGTTCTGGCATCGCCAGCAGTAGATGCACCCGTACCGCCATCAGCAACTGCTAAATCTGTGATACCTGTAATTGAACCACCAGTAATAGAGACATTGTTTGCCGCCTGAGTAGCAATTGTCCCTAAACCACCAATATCAGCAGTGGTCAGAGTAATAGCACCAGTACGCCCTGCAACTGAAGTTACAAGGTCAGTGTTATCTACTTTTTCCCAAGCAGTGCCATTAAAGATAGCCCAATCGCCTTGCGTCCAAGTCGTAATGCCATTGAGATTGGTTGAACCTGTTACAGAGACAACATAGTAGTCTCCCTTTGTTCCTACGCTAGAAACAAGGGTAGGCGTGTTGGTTGATGCGTTCCAAGTGCCTTCATAGTTTACAAATCCAGACAGAGCCGTAATTTGAGCCTGGAGACTTGTCAGAGTATCAAGTACAGACTGAGAAGTACCGCCACCATTAGTAATGACTTTGATGCGTTCAGCAACATCAAAAGGAACAACCTCACCAACATTAATCTCACGACCATTATCAAGGACGATAACAAGACTACCATCAAAATCAATACGAGCAGAGGCAACACCAGTGCCGTTATCGCCATCGACTCCATCACGCCCAGGAACACCATCTCTTCCTGCTGGCCCCCTTGAACCTGCTGGCCCTTGCTTGCCATCTCTTCCATCTTTGCCATCTTTGCCATCCTGACCATCTTGTACAGAGGCAACTTTGCTCTGAATCTCGCCATTCAACTGAGCAAACTTTTGCTCCATGTCTGACTTGATCTTCTTCAAGCCTTGGATAACAAGTTCAGCACCCTTGCCAATAGACTCGCTCTTGGCCTTGGCAATCTTCTCTGCGGCAGACTGTTGCAAAGCAGTAATGATCTCCATCTGCTGTTCAGCAGAGATTCCATCAATTCCTAGCTTACGCTCAAGATCGGCAATGTCCATTTAGGTCAATTCCCTTGAAAGACGATTGAGAAACTCATCTTCAACGCTTGACATTTTGCCCTTCTTGTCAGCCATTTGCAACTCGACAATCTTGGATTTGTTCTTAATGTCAGCTTCTTTGAGCATCAATTCAGCAATCTTAACCCGTTTATCAAACTCTTTGCTGGCAATATCACTCTCATTTGGCAAGTTCTTGGTCATTGCCGCCATATTCTTGGCTTGTACTTCCTGAGGCATCAACTGAGCCTCAATCGACAACTTCTGAGCCTCTGCCCGATTTTGTTCAGCTTGAGTTGTATTGACAGCAATCTGAGCCTGTGCAGCTTGCATAGCCAACTGCTGTTGCATCTGAGCCATTTGCTCTGCTTGCGGATTGGGCTGGCTCATCTTGTCCAACTGCTCCATCAGTTCATAGCGGTTAGTCAGTGAAGAATTAGCCAAAACACCCTTCAGAATTAATGGCAACACAGGGGTGTTGGGGCCAAGGGTCTGAAGCAAACCAATAAACATCTGTTGTTCATGCTCACGGGCAATGATGCCCAAGGTTGCAGTAGGAATGAAGGTCATGTCTACAGAGGGGTAACGCTCTGGGTCAAACTGCATATACCTGAAAGCCGCCTTCTGGATGAAGGGGATCAGGAAGTCTTCTTGGAAGTTCACCAGAGTACGCTTGTACTTCTTGATGATGGTAGCAACTGCCATAGACATACCGCCTTGGCCCATGTCTCTAGCACCAGCACTGACCATGCCTTGAGAATCCAAAGTTCCCGTAGATTGCAGGAGCATTCGCTCAAAATCCTTAGCAGTGGCTAGGTTGTTGCCATCAGTCTGTCCAAACTTGAAAGGATACAGAATCTCTGAAGGTGCGCCATTGGTGAGAATAGCTTTCCCAGGCTTGACTTCAAACTTAGCACCACGGGGCAGACGAGTTGCATCCATTGCAATCATGGGGCTGGTGGTCAGCGCCAATGAATCCAAGTGAGAGCGAATCTGAGCATCAATAGCTTTCTGCATATTGAAGGCTTTTTCTACTGTGCCACGCCCAAGCAGACGATTGGGAACAGTGTCATCTTGGTAGGTCAGAACAGGACGATCCTTCATCATGTAAGGATTTGCCTCTGCTTTGAGCAACTGCCCATCGTTGGCAATCACGACAATGGCCTCAACCATGTCTGAATATTCTTCAGCAGCGGAACTCTCAGGGAATAAATCAACAATGTTCTTGTTTTCCTCAAGGTTCTCTAGGTACTCCCGTGGAACTAAACCATAGTAGGTGAGCAAAAGCACCTTTTCATCCTGGTACTGGCTCACCTCTTGGGTGGGTTCCAGATCAGTGTCTTCATAGGTGGGCGTAATGTCTACTTTGCGGTAGATTCCACGCTCAATGCCTTCAACAATTTTGTGGATACTTATGTATTTCTCTATTGCGACCCCCATACAGTCATCGACTGAGGTTCCATTGGGGTCAAACAGGAAGTTCTTTGGATTTACAGGTGAAATCTTGACCGAAATACGATCTTTTTCCACTACGCCAATGGCGGCTTGGCCCATTTGCCCAGGAATTGCCTGAGTAGAGGGTACAAACTGCTTTTCAGTCTTAACGACAATCTCGCCAATGCCTGTGCCGTAGATTTCTGCCATCAACTCAATGGCATCAATGGATTTACGAATCTTGTCCCGCTTGAAATCCTCCATCAATTGGGCTTTCAGGACTCCAACATCGATGGGGTTGTTGTTCACATCCCGAATGTCATCTTGAATGTCAAAGAATTCGCCCTGACCAAAGATAGCTTCCATGATCTCAGCATGGCGGGTTT